CAAGAAGCGGGTCGGGACGATCTGCAGGGTGCCGAAGTCCGAGACATAAACGTCGATGGCAGCAACCAGCGACTTCTTGTTGGTCATGTCTTGGTACTTGGTGGCCGAGCCAGTGAAGGTCGAAGAGATCTTCTGCTTCACAGCCGAGCCGCACAGAACGATGGACGGCTCTGCGCCGCTGTCCCAGCACTTGGCGATGACCGACTTCAGCATGTCTTCCGTCAAAGCGCGAACCGAGCCGTCGGTGGCGGCGGCATTCGGGTAGCCAGCGGTCGTGCCCGACAGGGTCGGGTTCGCGCCGTCAACGGTGCCAGTCGAGCGGTCCACGTTGGTACGCAGGAAGGCAGGCAGACCAGCGGTGATGCGGGCCTCGTCAGCGCCGCCAGCGTCGGCAGCGATGTTCGAGAGCAGCATGACTTCCATGTCGCGCTTCAGTTCCTTCAGTTTGAAGGCGATCTGCTTCGCGATGGTCTGGATATCGCCAGCGCCGTTGACAGCGTTTGCGGTGGTCGAGACTTCGACGACCTTGTCCGAGATCTGGGTGTAGTTGCCCAGACGCTTGCCGTTGGTCGGTGCGTCGTTGCCGGGGGCAGCTTCGCCTTCCTTCACGCGGTTCGCTGCGGGCGAGGCCAGATCGACTTCGGTCCACTCGAAATAGGTGTTCGAGGCGGTCTTACGGCCGATGGCCGACTGGAACGGCACTTCCATCGGGGAGATGGAGATAAATGCGTCCTGCAGGTCTTCGCGGATGGTGGTTACGTCGTAAGTCTTTTCGGTATTTGCGTTCACGCCCATGGCTGTGATCCTTCGATTTGGGTTACATCAGGAGAAAGCGGGCGACGTCATCGACGGTCCCGCTGCGCTTCATCTGAGCTTTAGCCTTCTCGCTCTTCACTCGCTTGCTCGCCTGCGGTGCAGCCTTGACGCCGGGCTTGATGACCGGGGTCTTGGGGGCCTGCGAGGGCTGCTTGTCAGTGGCCTTGCCCGCCATGATGCGCCTGTACTGGGCGGCATCGTGCAGGACGCGAAGCATGCGGTGGTCGGCGACCCCGCGCAGTTCGTCGAGTTCAAAGCCGTAGACCTCTTGCCCGGCCTTCAGGAGATCCTGTTTCACCTTGGCCGCCGTTTCGGGCTTGGCGAAGGCCGGGATAACCTGAGACAGCCGCTGATGCTCTTCGGCAAGCATGGCCCGGTGGGCCTGCTCTTGCGCCTGAGCTTGGCGGGCCGACATCTCCTGCATGGCGTACTGGCCCTGCTGGTATGCCGCGACTTCCTTCTCGTACCTGTGACGGGCCTCGACGAAGCCGATGGGGTCTCTCGCAAGCAGTTCCTCGCTCGGAGGTTCTGGCGGTCGCATGGGCACTTGTCCCGTCTGCACCGCCTGTGCGAATTGGGCGATTTGCTGTCGCTCATTGTTCAGGGCTTCGTAAACGGCAGCGGCTTGTTGCTTGATCGCTGCAGCTTCCTTCATGCCCTTCTGGATGTAGGCTTGTCCCGCATAGCCCCGGAGTAGTTCGGTGAGGGGAACCTGCTGGTCGCGGCCGTCCACCTTCACGGTGAAAAGCTGCTCGGATGGTTCTTCCTCTTCGACGTCCGCGTCGCTTTCGTCTGCGCCTTCGTCCTCGTCGTCGGCGGATGCCTCTTCAGGCTCCGCGTCGTCAGCCTCGGTCTGGTCTTGTGCGTCGTCCTCGTCGGACTGCTCCAGATCCTCTGGCTGTTCATCTTCTTGCGGCGGCCCGTCAATCAGGCTGGCTGCCACGGCATCGATGCTTCCGCTGTCTGCAGTCGTGTCATCCACGGTGCTGCTTCCTCTTCCCCTCGCGGTGGTCAAGCAACTTCCCGTCAACGATGAACGAGGTCAGTTGGTCCTTGAGCATCCGCAGCGACCGGACCATCCGGTGCGCCTCCATGAGTTGTTCAGCATCGCACACTTGCGTGGCAAACATGCTGATCTGTGCATTTTCTAACACATAAAAGGCCTCTTTGAGAAGAGGGTCTTCCAAGAGGGCCTTTGCTCTGGCTGCGCGCTGGTGAATGTCCATCAGATCGGCGCTCCGCTAGGCGCGCCTTGCTGCGGCTGCATTGGCTGTTGCTGCGGCTGCATCATGGCCTGCGTGGCTGCCTGCTGTGCCTTGATCTGGGCCGTGTCGATGGCCATGCCGTACTTGGCCGAGATCTGCGCCATAGCAATCTCCAGATCCTGCAGCATGCGGTCACGCTCGCGGTCGTCCTGCATCTGAGCCTTCATAAATTCAAGCTGCATGCGCTGCGCGTCGGACTGCAGCTTGGCCTGCGCCTTGATCTGCTCGGCGGCCACCATGGCCTGAGCCGGATCGCCCTGCGGCTGCTGTTGCTGCTCGCCCGGCGCGCCTTGCTGCGGCTGCGCTGGCTGGATCGGCAAGAAGTAGCGGTCCACGTTGTGAATGCCGTTCAGGGTCAGCATGTCGGCCAAAGTGTTGCGGAACTGCGGGATCCCGGCGAGTGGGTTGGCCGGGCCGTAGGTGCCGATGGCCTGCAGTTGGATCTGCAGAACCTGACCCAGCATGGCCGTCTTCTGCTCTTCCTTGCCCGTGCCGAGGCCGACGTTGACGGTCGCGTCCAGTTCGGTGTCCCACACGCGGGGATCCATCGGGACGTAGGTGCCGTTGATCCGCAGCATCTCGGCCTTGGTGCTGTGCTTCGCCATCAGCTTCAGGATCTGTTGGAACAGGCGGCGCATGCCAGTGTAGGCGAGGTTAGACACCATCACCTCTACCTGCCCCGCAGCGGCGCTCACAGTAGCCGTCACGGCCGCTCTGGTGGTCGATTGCATGGCGTCCGGGTCGAGGCCCATGCTGGCCCGCGTCACGCCCGTCTTCATCTCCACCATCTGGTCGATGTACTGCAGAGCGGGCAGGGTCTGGCCAGCGACGAAGGGGACGGTCAACTCGCGCAGCATGCCCGGCTGATTGACGCGCACAATGGCACCGATCTCATTGTTCAGGAGGTCGTCCATCTCCACCTGACCTTTGACGGCCTCGGTGCGCGGGTTGTTGGTCAGCATCACGTTGTCGATGATGCCGCGCGTGATGGCCGTCGCCGTGTCCTGATCGCGCTCAATGATCTCGACGAGGCTGCGGCCGAAGTAGGTGTGCGGCTCTGGATCGACGTGCCACCCGGCGAAGGGGTGGTCGTCCACAGGCTCATATGACAGCAGTCGGTTGGCGGTGCCGCCCATCAGGAACTTGTGAAGCACGGGCATGCCAGTTCCGTCCACATCGACGCGCATGTACGCCTCGGTGACCATCACCTTCTTCATGGACGGGTCTTCGGCGTTCTCGTCTTCGTCGCGCTGGATCGGGTAGCGGCGGCGCTCCTCCTCTTCCTGATCGCGCATATCGACCGTGGATCCGTTGTCCAGATCCATGACCTTGTCTTCATCAATGCCCATCGCGATGACGTCGGCGGCACGCATCTCTGTGCGGTGGCCGATGATGTAGAACTCGTTGTCCCCGCGAGCGTTGCGGTCAACAAAGAAGTCTTCTGGCGGGATAGTGTCGATGCACAGCTTGCCCGCCGGATTGCGGCGGATGACGCGGACGTCGTAAAGCTGCGGCAGTTCGGCAGGCATCTGCGGGATTTGCGACGGGTCAACCTGCTGGCCAGCGGCCTGCGCCTGCTGTGCCATGGCCTGCGCCTGATCGACCTGCTCCTGCATCATGCGGATGGTCTCTTCGTCTGGCCGCTGCTCCACGCGGACGATCTCGGCCCCCGGAGAGGCTTGGATGGCCTGATACTGGGCGTCGTCCAGATCGGTGAAGTCGTAGACCTTCGGGCTGTCGTACTCGGCCCAGTAGGCCTTGGTGAAGCCAACGATGCTCACCAGCGCGTCGTGGGTGACGTCGCGCAGGATCTGGTAGCCGTTGTTCTGGCGGAACTTGGCGGCCGCGTAGATGCTCGCCTGCTCCATGCTGGCCACGTCTTCCGGGCCGCTCGGGATAAACTCGACGGGCCGCTCGGACGTCATAAACACGCGCTGGATCGACGGCTTGACCGAGCGCACGGTGTCCCGGCACTTGGTGGAGACGAT